GTATTATATTATTTTTTGGTTACAAATTATTTAATTAAATTGTAAACTATCTAAATCTTTTGTAGGTACAATAAAAGTCATAACTAAAAATGGGTATGCTATAATAATACCATAATCAATGAGGGAGGTAAAAGCATGGCAGAAAAAAACATCTATTTTGTTAATGATGAAGCAGAGTTGAAACAAGTGTTAGAATTTATTGACAAAACTGATTACGGTATCAACATTGACAAAACACGCGAAGATGTTTATGCAGTCGTGACTTCTTATAGCCTCCCTATTTAAGAGGGTAGAAATGAAAAAAATCTTAGCTATTGACTTTAGCACAGCTAGTAAGAAAGACGAGGGAACTGGGTACGCCTTTAGAAAAGACGGACAATTGTATGTCGGTTCCATTAAAGCATATAACGCAAAGAAAAACGCGTGGGAACGTACTTTTGACATTGTAAACGCAATTAAAGATATTATAGATGAGTTTGATTTAAAAGATTATCATCTAGCCATTGAAACTCCTATTATGGGTAGAAGCAGAAAGCACAGCATTACATTGGCTAATTGTAACGGATATTTTATCGGTGCTATTGACGGTCTAGTAAATGGTTACACTTTCATTGATAACTCTAAGTGGTGTGCCTATCATCTTATTTCAGGCAAACGAGAACAACGCAAAAAAGAAAGTCTTGAGCTTTTAAAAGAAACAGGCTTAGTTGATTCTAATTGCAAAGATGACAACATGGCAGACGCTTATAACATCTTGACATATTGCGAAAGTTTGGGTTAGTTGTTCCCTTATAAAAAAACAATAATAATAAATGGAGGTGGTAACATCAAAGTATCACAAAACGGTTTGAGTTTGATTAAAGAGTTCGAGGGTTGCCGTTTGACTGCTTACAAACCAGTACCGTGGGAACAAATGTACACAATCGGTTGGGGTTATTATGGAGTGACAGCAGGAACAACATGGACGCAAGCACAAGCAGATAGTCAGCTAGAGATTGACATCAATAATAAGTATGCACCTATGGTTGACGCTTATGTAAAAGGCAAAGCAAATCAAAATGAGTTTGACGCCTTAGTTTCATTGGCTTATAATTGTGGTAATGTTTTCATTGCTGACGGTTGGGCAGAGTTCTCACACGCTTATGTCGCTTCAATGATTCCGAAGTATTGTAATGCAGGCGGTCAAGTCTTACAAGGTTTAGTACGACGCAGACAGGCAGAACTTGACTTATTTAATAAACCAGTTACTGGAAATTCAAATCAAAATAATCAAACAGGAGGAATGATTCAAATGTACCTTATTAAAGGACTAGACAATAGCGGTAAAGAAAAACATTGGTATGTTTCTGACGGTGTAAGTGTTCGCCACGTTCGGACGCCTAGAATGTTACGCAATTACAAAAATGAGTTTGGTAAACTTAACCTACCAATTGATACAATGTATATTACAGAAATCGAAGCAGAGTTTGGACGTAAATTTGACGCGAAAACAGGAGAGTTCAAATAAGGAGGAGTGAATGAGTTTATTCAATCTAACGCGCAAAGCGGAAGATGTGAGCTTTTCAACTTTCACGGTCCAAGACCCAACAACTGATTTGTTATTGGGTAAACTCTTGGGCTTAGTTTCCTATTTTGATAATGTTGATTATTCCGAAGCGTCTAAACTTGAAGACCTATTTTATTGGGCTTTACAAGGAAAAGAAGTATATCGCGTTTGGTATGGTGGTTTTAAGTATTACGCTCAAAGAGTAAACGCAGACCAGTTTAATATCGTAGTCAGAGAACCGAACCGCAGGGAAGTCACTATCAGAACAAATGACTATGAAATGTTGTTAAACCCATTCTATGGAGCTAACACACAACGGTTTGGTGTAATGTTTGGAATGGCTAGTAATGGAATTGGTAGACGACTTGATTCACAAGCCCAAATCAAAATCTATTGGAAAACAAAAGTTTCTAGTGGTTTGAAAGAAGTTTGGGATAGAATTAGAGAACGTCTAACACAACAACAACAACTTGCTAGAGAGTTCAATGGCGTTTCGGTTATCAGTTCAGATGACGATATCAAACAGATTCAGCCAGATTATAGCGGTTCGCTACAAAAAGACTCAAACCTTGCAATCGAAATTGCGTTGAGTGAATACGGAATGCCTAGAGAATTGTTATATGGACAAAGTAATGAAGTTACTATTATCGCGTTCGCAATTCAAAAAGTGTTACCATTGTTAAAACAACATGATAAGAATATCGTTTTCAATCAAAAGAACTTTGTGGCTTATATATCAACAACTGCCAAAGGAGGAAATATTGAAAGTAAAAGCAGTAAGGGGAATAGCAAACCCGTTGGGAACGATTGATTCTCACGGTACGGTTATTGAGTCAATTGCTAACGCAGGCGACGGAGTAGATATCCTAAACCGCCATAGAGAGAAGATTGGTTCAGGGTTTGTTCATCTCGAGGGGGACAATGTAATCTTGACAGGTTATGTTGATGAAGAACAATACACAGCCGAAAAAATCGAAGAAACAGGCTTATCAGTTGGCTTTAATGCTAACGGTGTAAAAGCTCGTGAAATTGACGGAGTAGGCTACTACAAAGATGTTACAATTACAGAGGTGTCACTAACTCCGTTACCTAGCAATAAAGGTGCTAAAGTGACAAAAGTAAGAGAAGAAGAAAAAGGAGAATTAGAACAAATGGGTGCAAACGAAACACAAGAAATCATGAAACAAGCAATCGAAGCAGGTGTAAAAGTTCGAGAACTTGAAGCTAAAGTAGAAGAACTTAACAAAGAACGCGAAGAACTTAAAAAAGAACGTGAGGCTTTAATTCCTAGCGAAAAACCAGAAGACGTAGAAATTAAATTTATGCGTGAACTTGGTTCAAAAATGGCTGAAATGCCAGAGCAAGGTTTCTTGCGTGAATTTGCTAATGGTTCAGATTTGAATGTTGTTAACTCTCTTGGGTCTATCACTTCAAAATACGCTCGTAAGTCAGGTATCTATGACGGTGCTATGAAAGCACGCTTCCAAGGTTTGACACTTGCAGAGGACGGTGTAGATGATACTTTCTTACAAGGTACTTTCAAAGCAGGTACAGACAAAAACAAAGCTCAAACAGCGTCTAAACGCTCACTACGTCCACAAATGGCAGAAGCATACTTGCAAATGGATAAAGCAACTGTGCGTGGTGTAAATGATTCAGGTGCGTTGTCTGAATATGTAATGTCTGAAATGGTAAACCGTGTTATCCAAAAAGTGGAATACAACATGATTCTTGGTTCTGCTGACGGTTCTAATGGTTTCTATGGTTTGAAAACCGCCACAGACGGTTGGACAAAACAAATTCAATATAAAGATTTGTTTGAGGGTATCACTGACGCAGTTGCCGAGTGCTCAATTTCTGACGCAATCACAATTGTTATGAGTCCACAAACTTTTGCAGAGTTGCGAAAAGCTAAAGGAACAGACGGACGCTCACGATTCAACGAGTTGGCGACAAAGGCTCAAATCGCTCAATCGTTTGGTGCTGTTAATCTCGAAACACGCGTCTGGATGCCTAAAGACGAGGTAGCGGTATACAATCATGATGAGTACGTACTTATCGGAGATTTGAACATGGAAAACTATAACGACTTTGACCTCCGTTATAACGTTGAACAATGGCTTTCTGAAACTCTTGTGGGTGGTTCTATCCGTGGTAAAAACCGTTCAGCATACTTAAAAAAGTAACGAATGAGGAAGTTTCAAGAGGTAAAAAATAAGAAAGGGGTAAATAATGGCTGATTTTAATATTACAGACCGTTATGCCCAACAAATTAAGAATGTGACTAGTACAGAGGGACTTGGGGACTTGTTCCCTCTCTTGTCACGTATTCCTAAAGTTGGGGCAGATTTATTGCAGTCTGTTGATTTAACTGGTTTTCCTGAAGCTAAAGAGCAAGGGCAAACTGGTAGCGTGTTAGATGTAACTGAAACAAGTTATAAAATCTTGACACCTCGTGGTTTTGGTTTTGGTATCAATCTATCAGATTCAGGTAACTTGACCGCTGACGGTGTACAAAGTGCATTGCAAACCGTTCGAGATACTTTATATCAAACAATCGAAAGCCACTTAATTTGGGGAGGAGTTCATAGCTCAATCGCTACAAGTTCAATTATTGGGGCTGTCAAACAGAAAGCAAGTGCAAATAAGTTTTCACAGTCAGGCGATGATATTCTTTTCGTAAAAGAAAATGATTTCACGCCAGTTGTGGACGGAGTAACAAAAGTTGAAACATTAAGCTTTAAGCACTATAACGACGGTTCAGGAAATACTTTTGATAAGATTCTTATCAACCCTTATAAAGGTATTCTAGCAGGAGACTTGACACCACAGTTCAAAGTGACTAAAGATGTTCGTTATAATAAAGTACAGGTTTATGGAACTATTTTAGTTTGTGGAGGTTTCTTGAAAGACGGTGCTATCAAAGTTTGGGAAACAGTAGGAGGATAAAAAATAAATGGCATATACATCAAAAAATGAACTTACCCACGGTCTAGGGTATGGGGTAGTCTTCACAGACCTTACAGGGTCAAAAGCAGGTATTCCAATCGCAGGCTTGCGTGGTATTGAAGCGGAAACCAACCAAGAAAACAAAAACTTCTATGCAGGTTTTAATGCACCTTATCGTACAATCGCAGGTGCTAAAGATACACAAATTAAAGTTAAATCTTATGACTTGCCTGACGATTTTGCAACTCATGCTTTAGGGTTTGGAAGTGTTTCAGGGTTCTTAACTGACGACGTAGCAAATTATAAACATTATGGCTTCGCTTATGCTGAACGTTATCGTGACGACGACGGAACAGGTTACAAAGCTACGTTCTATCCAAGTGTACAGGCTACAACACCAAGTGACACGGCGGAAGCGGACGAAGAAAGTCCAACAGGTAAAGAATACGAACACACGGCAACGGTCACAGCTGGAGATTTTAAACTAGGGGACAAAAAACGCTTGTTTGTAAAATTCAAAGTGTCTGACGCAGACTTAGCAAAAGGTACAAGTGGACCGGCACTAGCTTTTAAAAAGTTGTTTAATGAACTTAAACCGCTCGCTGCTACTGACATCAAAGCGTAATTTTTAAGAGTGGAAGGCTTGGAATAATAGTTCCCACTCTTTTATTTTAATTTATAAGGAGAATAGAAAAATGAAGAAAGAAGATTTTAAATTTGATTTTAAAGCATTAGAACGTATGGAAGATAACGGAGTTTACTTCGGAGATTTGAACGAACGCGATTATCACAGTTTGGCATTGTTCTTCTGGGCTTGCGCGCCACAATATACACTTGACGAAATTCTTGGGGCTTTAATTGGTGGTTTGTTACCTGTCACAGTTGCCGAACTCATGGAACAATTGGTAGACGAAACAAAAAAAGCGATAGCACTAGCAAAGAAGAAGTAAGGGAAGAAGCAAGAATTACAACGCTTGCCATTGTTAGTGCTATGACAGCTTTCAGAGTTCCCTATGAAGTATATAGCCATAGACCTTTAGGGTGGACGCTAAAACTAATTTCAACGTTGACACCTAAAGAGAAGAAAAAAACAACCGCAGAGGAATTAAAAAACGCGGAACACGTGGAGGTAAAATTATGGCAACCACCAACAAAGTAACAGGACTGGAAAAGTTCACAGAGAAACAACTTAAGAAAGTCTGGTTAGAAATGGTTGACGCTTTTAATTCTAATCAGAATACAGTTAAACGCAGTTATAAAAGTTCGTTGGGTGGAGATTTCTCGCGTTACCCTGTTAAGTTTGATACTAAAAAAATCACTAAGCAAGTAACACGTTCTTACGGTTCACTAAAAAGCGGAAACATTGGTGTAGTCAATGGCTTCAAAGCTAAAGATGAAAGTTGGAGAATGCTCAATGTCTTATTACATGACCGTAGCTTGCACCAACGTTATGGACGAACGCTAGTTAAAGCCACTCACGAAATGGACGACAAAACTAAAAACATTAAGCGTAAATTAAGGAGTATAACAAACAATGGCTAAAGAAAAATACGTCATTCAGGCAGAACTGGAAACTAAAGGCGTTCTAAAAAATGCTAGGGAAGTCCAAAGAGAAATCAATAACATTGGGCGTCTAGCTAAAGAAACGAACAAGAATGCTCAAATAACTGGTTCTGTTACTATGAAAGACAAAGGTATTAAAGAAACACAGAGAGCTTTAAACCTTGCTAAACAGAATGTAGATAATTTAACAAAAGCACTTGCGAACGCTAAGATGTCAGGAGCTACACAAAAACAAGTGCAGGCATTAGAAAGCCAGTTATTAAAAGCTCAAACGCAAGCAACTAGACTAAGCACAGAACTAGCTAAAGTAGGTTCAGAAAAAGGTAGAGGCTTATCAGGTGCAGTTGATAAAATGAATTCTGTAAGTGGTTCACTACTTGGTACGTTCTCAAAAGTTGGTAACGTTGTAAGTGGTATTTCATCAGCTATTGGGCTTGTAAGTGGTGGAATTTCAAAAGCCGTTGACTTGACTAGCGGGTTCGCAAACACACTAATGGACACGTATGATAAGCAAGTTCAGGCACAGAAAACACTTAGCACAACACTTTCAGACGGAGCTAAAGGATACGAACAATTTAATAGCCATATTGATAAAGGTAACTCACTCCTAAAGTCACAAAAAAATGACTTGAATGAATTAGGGGCTATGATTTCTAGTTACATGAAAGTTAGTGGAGATGAAGCCTATAAGACTGTTAATGCTATTAATGCCGTAGGGGATAGCTTAGGTCTATCAATGGACACACAAAAGCAATTTACTTATGGTTTAGCTCAAGCGTTGGGTTCTGGTACATTGCACGCTCAAGATTTCAGCCAAATGATGCAATCGGCACTTGGTGCGCAGTTCCGCGATATGCTGATTCAGGCGGCGAACGAAATGCAAAATGTAGGACTGACAGCAGAACAGTTGCCTGACGCTTTGCAAAAAGGTAAGGTATCGGCAGACTTGTTAGCAAACACTTTCGGCGATAATTGGGCAAGTAAAATGGCAAAAGCTCAAACAGCACTAAAGGGTATTGAGGTTTCTACTGGTGGCGTGAAACGTATGCTGAAAGACGGTCAATTGAGCGTACAAGATTTTACCAATGTGTTCGGAGAAGGCTTCACAAGTACGTTACTTAATGCCATGAACGCAACAAGTAATGGTGCCGTTACCATGGAAAACTTCAAGGAAAAAATGGAAGACGGAGTTTTCAGCACAGAAGTAATGAACCGTGCCATTGAATTGTTCCAACAAAAAGGGGAGCAATTGGCGTCAAGCGGTCCTAGTACTTGGGGACAAATCAGAGAAATGATTTCTAATGGTTTCAATACAAGCGCTTTGGACGGTTTCCGTAAAGGTTTAGGAGACGCAGGAATAGACATGGCTTCATTGGGTAACAATGCCACAGAAATGTCTAGCATTGTCGGCAGTCAGTTAGGTAAAATGGCAGGTCAAGCGGTCGGAGCTGTTACTAAAATCATTGACAAGAATAAAGACGGTAAAGTTTCAAATGAAGAAATGGAAGACGCAGTAAACGACGCAAAAACAGCAGTTACTGACTTCTTTGATAAAATCAACTTTACTTCTATTGCTAGTTTCTTGGGTAAAATTGGAAGCGCCATTGATGAGCTTATAAGATTTTATAACTGGGCCAATGACGCTTATAGCGCTGTTCAAAACTTGTTAAATGCTTCACGTCAAGTTGGAGGCAACACAGGTTTAATTGGTAAAGCGTTAGGGTTCAGAAAGAACAGCACATGGGGCGACGCTTTCAGTGATTTCCATTGGCTAACTAGTAACATTGACCCTCTAGGGTTAAAAGAAAATCAAGGACTGGGACAAAAACTCCTAGGTTCTAGAAACGGTCAAATTCCATTAGACCTACAATTCTTTGCAGGTGGTAGGGAAGCGATCAACAAAGCGGTTGAAGCCGTACAACCTTATGCACGAGGAAACAAAGGAACAACGGCAACACCAAGTATTGGAACACAAGACAATTCTAAACAAGACATTAAAATCTATGTACAATCTAGCGCAGACGGTCGCAAAATTGCTAAAGAGATTTATAACAAACTGGAAAGAAACGGGGTAAAACTAAACAAACGTTGATTTACACTAAAAGTAAGCTATATAATGACCCTAGGTGGGTAAAAAAAGCGCGTGCAGAGAAAAACAGGGTAGGGCATTGTGAGAAGTGTTGGAGTACAGAGCACTTGATATGCCACCACGTTATACCACTACAATGGAGTAATGACATGTTAGAAGTAAATGACTTCGATAAAGAAGTAATAAACGTACCTACCGAAGTTCTTTGCCATAAATGCCACCAGGGAATGGAACGAAGTGGAGATTTGATTGACTATGCTAGAATTATAGCGGAGGGCTTAATATAAGGAGATAAGAAAATGAGTTTAATTCAAGACTGGATAGGTCAAGACAAAGATAATGGCGAAATGATTAAGCTACTAAAGGAAAAAGTGGCTAAAATCGAGCATGAAATAGACTACAAAAAGGCAGATAAAATCTTTAATTTCATTGAGGAGTTCATGGCTTTGCCTAATAACGAACGTTTTAAAATCATACCATATCATAAAGCGGTGCTTACTTTAATGTATTGTACTCCTTACCAAATTGATGAGTGTGTTGTTATTGTAGGACGTTCCAACGCTAAGTCAATTCTTGATGTCATGATAGCCTTGATTGAACTCTTTTTGTTTCCTAAGCCTAATAGTGTTATTGCTTTAATGGCTACCAAAAAGGACCAAGCTGAAAAAATCTTGATGAAGCATTTTAGAGCTATGGGAAATTGTCAAGGTACTATCATTAATAAGTTCAAAAATCAATTCAAGCTGAATAAAGAGCAAATCATCGTAAAGGATAACTCAATTTTAAAAAGCAAAGGTACAGAGATTTCTATCTATGCTAGTAATGAGGACACGCTAGACGGTGGACGTGAACAACTTGTTATTATAGATGAGTTTGGAGCGTTTAAAAAGAACCCTCTTATCACTATAAGACAGGGGCTTAGAAAAAATAAGGGGACGCTTTTTATATCTACCACAAATAACGTTATCCGTGGCGGTGCTTATGATGATGAGTTGGAAAGTTGGAAAGAATGGGTAAAAGATGATGATTTCAGCCATTGGGTATTCTATTATGCCTTAGACGATTACGACGAAGTAAAAGACAGTTCTAAGTACATTAAAGCTAACCCAGCCTTAGGTTATACTTTAACACTTGAGGACATTCAAAAGGACTTCATAGGGGCAATCGGTAACCCTGTTAAAATGGCTAAGATTATCACTAAACGCTTTAACTTGTCAATGACTGATAGCACTACAATCTTTACAAAACAAATTGTTGACAAATGCTTAGTACCTCCTTTAGACTTCGAAGGTCGTTTAGTTGCTATTGGTTCAGATTTTTCTGTTCGTGGAGATGTTTGGGGTTCTGTGATAGGGTACAGAGAAAACGGACACTATTATTTCAAAGCTATCCCTATCATGCCAGAAAGCGCAGAAGACAAGTTTAAACACTTAGGGGAGACAATAACACACGAGGGTGTAAATAACATGTCTGACGAAGCGTGGGACGCTTTTATGAGTGCTATGAATGGTAGTGTTCCCATTGCATTGAATTACGACCCTAACTATTCTAAGAATTTCATTGATAAATTCGAGCAGACTTATGACATTGAATTTTATAACAAAGTAATGCAGAACAGTTTCAAGCTATCTAATACCCTAGAGGCCACACAGAAGCTCATGGAGGAGGGTAAAATACATTTTGATAGTAAATTACTAGCGGTGCATTTAATGAACGCAGAAACAAAAATAAACGATTTTGGGCTAATGCGTATTATCAAAAAGGGCTATACAGACAAGATTGATTTGGCAGACGCTTTAATTAACTTGATGTGGTGGTTCTTAGAAAGCGAAGAAAGTGAGGACTATTTCATTTAATGGCTATGACAGAAGAAGAAAATAAAAAAATGCTAGAGGCATTAAAAACCCTAGCTTTTGGAGGAAAAGAAACAAAAACGGTTATTCAATATAAAAACAACGCAAACGGACGTAAGACAGAAACAGGGCGAACAGTTACAGAAGTCAATAAACTACCAGACCGTTCAGCATTGTTAAAACTAATGGAAATCGAGGGTGTTTATATTGACGCAAATGTGAAACTTAAACAACAAAAAGTGGACGAAGTAAGCACAGAAAAAGAACTAGTAGACTTAGTGGAGGGCTTAGCAATAGAATGACTATTTTTAAAGCGTATTGCTGGAATCCTAACACAGGTAGAGATTTCACAATTAAAAAACCTAATTGGAACATTGTACAACGTTGTTCTTTGAAGAGTATCGAAACAATTCAATTTTTGCCACAACACATCTATTTGTTAGACGGAACGACAGGTTCAGAAACAAGCAATCGTTGGCAAAGAAAAGAATGTCCTGACGACTGGAATAGACCTTTTAGCTATGGTTCTATTGTTACTAAACCACAAGGGGAGAATAAAATAAGCGGTATTGCTTTTTGTACAGATTATGAAAGAAAACGATATCCTAGCTTATACCCTAACTTTATAACACCTAACCTCACACGAGGGCAAAAATATGGCTTGTCAGGAACTTTATACAATCCAGGTATAAATGTATTAGAGGTACGGTTAAAATTGCTATACGGTACCAAAAATGAGCTTGTAGGTACATACCGAGTTCAACCTAATCAATACTTAGATGTAAAAGAAATTTACACGCTACCTAGTACGGAAACGGTTGAAAAGTTTGGTATAGCTTTTGAAGTGGCACAAACAAGCGATTTTGTACAATTTGAAGTGTATTTGCCTAAAATTGAACAAGGTGGAGAGGTCACTCCGTTTGTTGAGGATAGAGATGAATTTAATGGCTATCAAAAAACCAACACAGACGACGGAACGCCGCCATTTACAGGGACTTATGAGGGTACACCACCACAAAGTACCGATTATAAAGTTTATACTTGGACAGGTTCTAAAACTTATAAAGAGCTTTTTTACTTAGAAGAAAGAGGAATTTGCAAACAAGAAGCCGTTTGGTGCTATAGTCGCCCCCTTAATCAACGTGTATTGATTGGAATTGATTCAGACACTTATGACACCGAAGCAGGTAGAACGCTCAAATTTCATGTTTTGAACGGAAATAAGGGCATATTTGATTTGACTGGTAGCGTCATTTATCCTGAACAGTTCACAGATAAACGTCAAACTTTTGACAGCGATACAAAGGCATGGGCAGATAACCAAGAACCGTTATACGTTACTGACGCAAATACTGCAATTGATTGTACTTTCGGAGAAATAGCAAGTAACATCATAGAGGGGTATTATTACCAACAAGCTGATAAACGTTACAGAGTAGATGAACTACTTCGTTCAGCAATGGTTAACACAGGTTATAACATGGGTTCTTTTTGGGCTGATTGGAACTTTGATAGCTACGCGGATGAAATGCGTGCAAGTTATAACATTGAGAATTGTAGGATTAGTGAAAAAATAAATTATAGTTCTATGAATGAATGGACTGGAAGCGTGTCTTTTCCTACTGGTGTTGTTTTAGCACCTTATAAACCAAAACTAAATGAAACGGACACTAAAAAACTCAAAGGGGTTTCTAGTGCAACAAGTATTTGGGCTACTGGTGTATTAAGAACAGAGCGAAGTACAGAAGATTGGTTTAGAGAATACGAAAATTCAATAACTAGACCAGTACCAACGCAAATTCTTTTTGCTAACTATAACACTAAAAAAGCATGGTTATTTCAACAACAAACCAACGGAACGTGGAGCAAAAGTGGAGAATTCACGATACCAGGAAGCGCCACGGCATTCGCTAGAGCTTGGGGTATTATACCAAAAAATGGAGAATTGAAAGGTAATGTTATCATGACAGATAAGAATTACGTTGATTTTCCTGCAAACGTTAGACCGATAACGCTAGGAGTGGAAGAGCTGTTCCCAGTTATCAAGTATAACGAAGTTAAGTTTAACCCTCAAATGTACGCAACTGCTTACAATACCAAGCTATTTTGGTGGGGACAAAAGGCGAACGTAAGTAATTTGACTTATGGAGAGTGTGGCGTTCGTTCGGTTGATTTTATGACTGGTTTATGCACAATAGAAAGGGTTTATAAATGATTTCATGGTTAAATTTTGAGGAGTTGTTGATACACAACCCTATTGAGCTTATTAATTTTAGTAATAGTAGTATACAAGTAGCATTGAGCAAAAAGCAATACATTGATTTCTTTAGTAATAAAGCTGTTTATATGGGACTGTATTATGATGAAGAAATGGACTTTTGTGTAATGTTTTATGCTGACCCTTTGCAAAGTTCTAAAAGTGGAGAGATGTACGTAGAGGGATACATAGACGTAGACATGAAAATATATAGAGTTAAAGTATTGAGTAATGTTTACATGCTAAAAGGTTCAGAAATGGTCAAAAAATGGGCTATAACTAAAACCGGTATGCTTGTAAGTCCACAAACTAAACAAATTACAATGGTTCAAGCAGGGGCATTGATGAGGTGCGAAATTAATAATAACATTTCAGGTTGGACAGACGGAACAACACAATTGAATTGCAGCGGTCAAGATTTTGTTATTGACGGTTACGGAATGAGAGGGCTACACAATGGATAGTACAATAAACGGCAAAACGGTACATATAAACAACCCGTTAGACCTTATAGGCTTAGGACGTAGGGAAATCGAGTTTAACATTCATAAAGCAGATTATTGGGAAATGTTCAAAGAAACTACGCAAGTACCTACAATGAAACGTGGAGGGTATAAAAACTTGCTCAAAGGTGGTTGGGTATTTGTTGACCCTTTTAATCAGGGTAGGGATTTGTGGACTAAAGACTACTTCACAAAAGCAGGGCCAAACGCGCCATGTTGGACAGATTTTGGCAGTAGCGGAGATATTTTTGATTATGGTACTTATGGAAGTGGATATTATGGTTTTAAATGTCCTGATACTAAAGATAGAGAAGATTATAACAAATTCCATCAATTAAATATTTTAAAGCCTAATACTACATATACTTGGCAATGGGACATGAAGCGTACAAATTCCTTTACAAAGGGAGATATGGAAACTTTTATGGGAACAGCTTCAAGAACTATCATTGACTTAACTAAACCTGTTTATGTTAATGGAGAACCATACAAACAGGCGGAAAATAGCACCGAGGGTTTTGTTAGTTGGAATAGAAGAATAGATAGCGAAGATACTCTTTGGCATAAGTGTGTTTTCGTGTTCACTACTAAATCAACTTTACCTAATCAAGGTGAACGCTCCTTGCGCTGGAGAGCTAAAAAAGGTAGTTCTTGGAAAGTAAAAAATATCATGTTGTTTGAGGGTTCAGAACAATTAGGGACTGAATTCAGGTTACATGATGAAGAATATTATGATTGGACTTTCTATGAGGGAAAACAAGGAATGCGTGAAGTGTCAGCAAACTTTGGTTTTTATTATAGCGAAGATTATGCTTTTTGTTCAGCATTTAAGGTCAATATACATAAATGGTTTGAAACAAGAGGCTTTAACCCAGTTACACAAGAGTTTGAATGTAAAGCAGAAGTAGAGAACTTTGCACAAATTGTCAACCCTACAATCAAATACTATCAGGATATTAAACAAATACCTGATAATGTGAATTGGAATAATACTATCATATACAACCCTAAACCGAACGGAATAGACTACTTACAATGTAAAGCTAAAGGGAACTATATGACCTTATACAAAGTCAGAGATGATAATTATAGTTCATACGTTCCTAAACGTTGGCAAGCCACATTCTTTGATTCAGTTCCTAGAAGTAAATGGTTATATGGTGGATACTGTTATACTGGTACACTACAAACTTATGAGATAGAAAACTAATAACAAAGGAGAATAAAAGATAATGATTGAAACATTGAAAGCGATTGGTTTAGTTGTATTTATGCAGGTGCTTAGTTTAGCACTAGAGTTCATTGATACTGGTACATTAAAGCCTAGTGTTAGAAAAAGAATAGCAGTAGAATTAATTGTATTGTCTGTGTATGTAGCAGGTATGACAGTGTTTAAAGGTATGATTAGTAATGAACTATTAACACTCATTGGAACTGTATACTTAACAGTAGTAGTTAGTCATCTATATAAGTTCTTAACTAATAAGAAAGAAGAAATAGAGGGAGGAGATAAAGAAGAATAGTATAGTAGTAGTATAGCTGTCTCTTATACACATCTGACGCT